CAGAAAGATTTGATTTCTTTCTTGGCATATCCTTCATTAAATCATAATTAAAGATATAGTCTGTACCCACAATGTACTTACCAACATAAACAACCTTCACTTCTTGAGATAAATCTTCTCTTTTGTATTTGGATTCCTTAGGAGACTTGTAATTGCTCTTCTTTTTATTTACTGAGAAACCGCCATGCTGATTCTCTTTCTTTTCGTATTTAAGCTTATGTCCCGTAATAAATTCTCCATCTAGTATATTGATGCTAAACTTATCGTATTCGTAAGCGTAAGTATCTACAGTGCTCTCAAAGTAAGCAGAAGTACTAAAGTTTTGAGGGTTGTTATTCTTACCAGCGTATTCGTTAGCTATTGTAATGTAATCCTCTTCAGATAACTCATTACCAGCCATTTGCTTAAGTTCAGATATAGTGATAGAATACACCTCTCCAGCGTGTCGTATGTTCTTGAAGTCTGGTTTAGCTGAGTAAGAAGTGATTAAATTAGCAGGGTCTACGTGTCTAATTTTAATCCCCTCCGTAGGAGACAAGTCAGTTTTAGCAGCGCAAAGCCCTAGAACAACTAAATCACGAATCATTAATCTCTTAACCTCATTGAAGTCATTAACATCTAAAGTAAACTCAATAGACTTCTCTAAAGCTATCTCTACCGACTGCTTATAGTTTAGTGCCATAAACATCTCAATCTCTTCAGATGTCTGTGCTACAAATCCTTTCTTAGTTAAATGAATCCCAGTTTCATCCTCCATAGACTCTAAGAAGTCTTTAGTAAGCATATTACCATACATCTTCTTCTTCTCTTCTAACCTTTTATCTGAAGCGATGGCATCTATAGACTTAGCTTTAATGTCGTACTCTTGATTAACCATTCCGTTAACCATAACATCAACAAACTTAGGGATAATAGATACAGGAGTCCAGTCAATATTAAGATAAGAGGAATCTCCCTCGTTGTCTAGTAAGTCTTTGTACTTCCCTACGTCTTGAGTTCCTTCCGCGTATCTTTTATTACGCATGAATCTAGCCTTTCTATCTTGTAAAGAGTTGTCTCCTCCTTTATCCCACTCGTGATACATAGCTTTGAAATACTCAAGACCGTACTGCTTGTCGGCTTTTTCTTCGTTGCTAGACAGAGGGGATGGATACCCGTTTAAATCTTTTTTACTCCTATTTATCATCTTCCGATTTTTTTACTGAACATACCTTTATTACTATATTTTCTAACAAAAGGAGAGTAAACTTTAACTTCCTTTTTTGGTTTTATATATTTCTGAGAAGCTAGTAAAGCTAAAGATGAAGATATACTAGCATCATATTTTGTTCTATTTGTTATGTCAAATCTACTCCAATCATCAAGAAGAGTATTGAAGTAACACTTACCCATTTCTCCTGTTTCTAAATTTAAGCCTACATAATCATAAATATAAGTAGCTAATGCTTCTGCTTGAGCGTTTATTACAGCAGCTCCTGAACCTGGAATACCCTTAGTCTTTTGCTTTCCTTTACTCCATTCTGTATGAGTCATATCAGGTCTATCCATTAAATACTCGTAGTATCCCCTATTCTCGAAGTACTTTAATATACCTACCTTGTTGTTCTCTACTAATATTTGACAACCATAAAAGACACACATCTTAATCATGTCTTCGTAAAATATTTCAGCTTTAGGCGGTCTATTAATATACTCACAAACAAACTGCATAGAAGCATCACTTCCCATAGTAAACTTGTGAAGAACATGGGCAGCAGCATCTGAGCGTCTACCGTCCGTTGTAGTGTCATGGTCATACGGGTCACAACCAGCGACCAAAACATTTGAGCGTCCTGGGAATTTCTTGTTATACCTACTTCCGATAACATTCTGATGTTCCAACTCAGGAATCCAACTAACAAGCCACTTACCCTTTCTATGAGGTAGCCAAACGACTTCGCTATCTCTAACCCCACTCTTCCAAACAAATTCACCCCTAGTTACATTTACATCGTTAACTTCATTGAAATCTATTTGCTGATAAATTTTTTCTACGTCAAATATACAACTTTGTGAGTCATTTCTAAAAGCTTCTTCGATGGTAAATGGAAATTGTCTTTTAAATTCCGATAAAGCCGCAGTGTCATTCTTTAAAGCTGCCCTTCTATTTTCTAAGAAGTCCTTAGCCCCTAAGTCTACATCCATTCCGTCAATACCCATAATAGGCACTTCTGGAGTTTCTATTACTGAGTTACCATACTCATCTATAAATCCCTCTAAGTTGTCATAAGCAGGGATAAATAGCTTATAAAGACCACTAGGAGTTCTTCCGTTTAAATCTTTCTCTCCGCAATCAGAGTCGTAGAATATATCTTTAAACTCAGCACCACCATCTTCTAATTTGTTAGCAGTAGAGCCCATCATACATTTACCTACAATCTTCCGACCCAGCAATAGGCAAGTCCTAGTTACACCCCAATTCTTTTTTATTGAGTTCTGACCAATCCACTTACCAGCCTCATCCTGAATAAGTAACCTTAATTTTTCACCATCGTAGCTGTTATCTCCTGTGTTCTTCCAATCTATACTAGAGTTTAAAGCTTCAGAGGATTCTATATGTTTTTGGTTTTTTGTAATCTTTTTAGAAGGTTCTCTAAACGCAAGCTCTACACGAGGATTACTAGAACCATCCATAATAGGCTGAAAGAAGAATGGGTAATTTCTATATATACGAACAACTTTATCCGTAAACATTACCTTAGCATCAGAACCTGTCTTGGATAAAATACCAAACCTACTCTCGTAACTCTGTGTAGCTAAATTAACAGTCTCTGAACTAGCCGCGTAGGAGAAACCACTACGTCTATTCTTAAGGAAACACATCCCGTAAGAGTTAGGGTCTAATTTACAAGCCTCCCAGAATATAAAGAAAGTTCTGTTTGCAGCTCTGTAGTCTGGATACCCTACATCAATCTTACTCCACTGTATGAACATATAATGTGAACCAGTGATGTACGTAGGTAATCCGTTGTTATAAAACCAAAGACCCTCTGCTCTTCTTCTAAATTCCTCCTCTATATAATCCACGTAGTTAGAGGCTGTATCTCTATTTAAACCTTTAGGTTCAGCAAGCCTAACCCATTTTTGTTCCTTCTTAGGTAGGTCGTGATACAGTATATCCTTCTTCTTAGGCTTCTTAGGTAGGACAATCGTTAGATTATCAAACTCTAAAGCCTCCCCCTTACTATTAGGGATTAAGTAGATTATATTTTTATTTTCGTTTTGCATACTTCTCGGCAAAAGAGGCTGTAAAGTCCTTCTTATCCTCTATTAAGTTTTCTCCGTCTTTTATTTTATCTTCTAGATTTTTAATGCCTAATAAAATCTCTTGACAATCCTCAAAACACTCCCTCTTAGCTTTAATAGCATTCCTACGTTTAGCATCATCCTCCTCTACTAGTGGTTTCTCTATCTCTTCTATTAGAAGGTCAACAGCTCCCTTACTAGCTTTAATTAGCCTCTCTAAGGCATCTAAAGTAAAGTTCTTATCATTTCCCATAAACAGCTAATATATCGAAGTTACGCATTCTTAAAAGGCTTCTACCGTCTATATTCATATCGTACTCTGAATTCTCACTAAAGAGCACTCTATCCCCTTCTTCTACTCCCTGCTCCTTCATCCAGTTATTAATGAATACTGTCTTACCGTGAAGCTCCACATCCTTACCTTCTGTCTCTAGAATGATACCAGATGCAGATTGCTCAGGTTCTCTAACCTCTTGCTCTATAAAGTTCCAATCACCAACTGATTTATATTCACCATTCCTCTCTCTAAGGTATATGTGTTTAACCTCTGCTTGGTATACGTTATCATCCTCAGCGTACTTTACTTTGTTTACCGCTGTAGGTATGAAGTGATGAAACCAAACCTTATCCCCTTCCTCTAAATCCACACCTTCTGGTGAGTGGATGGGAGTCTTGTATATAGTTCCGAATTGTCTAGCTAACTTCATAGGGTCGTAAGAGGTGTCTCTATACATTTCTACTCCGTTAATCTTTATAGTATCTTCCGTTTCTTTTTCTACCTTAATCCAGTAGTAGTCTTTAATTGGCTTCATAATCTTTTATCTTACTTCGTATTCTCCTAAGTCGTTGGTATTATATTCTATAGCTGTTGGTTGATTAAAGAACCTCTTCCAAGGCTTAGAGAAATCATCTCCTTCTTTCTTCACGTACACATCGTACACTACTTGCTGGTACTTGTGCCAAGCTATTTCATCCTGCACTATAGCGGTGACTTCAAAAGCCCCTCCAAGCATTCGTTGACCCACTTGGTAGGTCAATCCTTGCTTTAAATCTCCTATGGTTATCTTTCTTATAACCGAATTACTTGCGTCCATTTAATTGAATTTTAAATATTATGAATGTCGTACTTCTATTCGTACAAATCTCTAGACATCTTTATGTAACCACATTGGATTCCCTTAGATAAAGCTGTGAATGTTTGAATTCCTATAACAGGTATAAAATCAACATCGTCAGTCATTGCTAAAGATTTAGCCTTAGTCGCTGTTTGAGTAACCCCTCCCGCTGTAGTCGCAGACGTTAACCCGTATTGAGTGTTATTAACGAATACACTAATCTGTCTATTCTCGTCAAAAAGAATTCTAAGTCTATAAACTGTATTTGCAGCTAAAGTTACACCTAAATCTGTAATATAATCTGTACCAGCTATACTATATACGAAGTGAAGGTTAGTGTTAGTCGTAAGAGCCCCCATAGTGTCATCAGACCCATAAACAAAGTAAGCTTGATTAGCATCAGTAGCATAAGTACCTACATCTGTTAATTTTAAGCCTGCCCAGATTCCTGCATTCTCAACATTTACACTAGTAGATAGAGCTGTAGAGAATTCTACTTTATTTTCAGAACCAAACCCTACAGAAGCCCATGCAGAAGACTGGAAGGTGGCAGGTAATTCAGTACCAGAACTTCTAGGAAGTATTGTAGTTCTATCGTTATCTGTAGAGCCTGTAAGTAATTTTATCCCAGCAAAAGTATTACTTCTCCCTAAGTTGGAGGAAATTTGAGTACCCCCACCAGAAACACCTGATAACACGAAGTTTTGATTAGGCGTAACGTAAGGGTCTATAATAAAACTTATATCAAACGCTTGAGATGCCACATCTGTACCGTTTGTACCAATTCTAATCTTACAAGAACCATCAGCAACATCGTGAGTTATAGCCCATATCATTGCGTTATCAGCAATAGCACCAGACGTATCATGCAGTGTAGATACTGCAATAGTAGAACCAGTAGAGATGTGGTTATTATTAAAAACAAACTCTACAGTATCTGTAGCAGCTAAATCTACGGCTTGCATAGTAATGATACCATACTTAGCATCTAGTGTTACAGGAGTGGTCGCTGATGTATCTTGTGTTACAGCAGCATCGCTAAGGCTCGGTACTTTTTCAAAATTCTCTTTAAGCTCAAACTTATCATCAGACTGAGCTAGAGAACCACTAATAGTTAAGTTACCAGAAGCGTCAAGCTTCATATTCTGAGAGCCAGCAGTAAATACTTTTAAATCATCATTAGCGTGGTCGTAAGATATTCTACCTGCATCGTTATCATTTGCGTCCCCAAAGAATATGTTACCAGCAGATGTGTCTCCTGATAAGATGCTTAAACCAGCATCACCAGAGTTTTCTAAAGTTAATTGATTAGCAAAAGAACTAGCTGTTACGTTACCTGCACTTACAGCCATAACGTGTAGTAGCCCATCTGGTTGAGTTCCACCAGTCCCTACCCCTAACTTTAATACCTCTATTCTATCTGTAGATAAATTCAAAGCTGTATCAACACCCTCTCCAGACTGAACGCCCCTTAAAGAGGTGTTGGATACTTCTGCATTAGTCTGTAGGAGTTTCTGATACGAACTCTTTATTGATTTGCCTTTTAATGTCCCCATTTTTATTTTATTTTAAATACTTCTTCTCTAGAGCTGAAAACACTAAAGGAAGAACGGCTATAAGAGCCATTAAACAATTCATCCAAGTAATACCTTGAATAGATACATCGTGAACTACACACCCCGCTAATACCCCCGAAACGGAGCGTTTAGCAGACCACTTCTTATTTTCTCCTTTAAATACTTCGGAGATTTTAGCTACAGAGCTTAATATATCTTTTATATTATTTACCTTTTTCATCTTTCCCTTGCTTTGTGTAGTTAGGGATTAAAGCCTCAAGTAAGTCATCTAACCTACCAAACACCTTGTCATCCTTAGCCGTGGGAGTTAATCGAACAATAATCTTTAATAACCCCATTAAGGCTACAATTCCTGCTACAATATCTGCTCCATGCTCTGCAATTAAATCTAACATCTTTATTTTTTTTAAATGATTTCTAATTGAATACCATCTATAGGTATTATATTTAATAACTTCTTTAAGGTAGTTCTAGAGGACGTAATATCTAAATCCCCATCACCATCAATATCAGCGTAGGTCTTTCCTACAGCTACACAACCTCTAAGTTGTTCTTCGAAATTTGCTACGTGGATTAGAATATAACTTCTGTTCTCTACATCCTCTATGTGTAGATGGTCTCCATACTTCACACTCTCTCTGTGAGATACTTGATAAACTCCACGAGGTATACAAGAGACGTTTCGTAGGTTAGCCTTCCAAGGCAATTCACAGGTCTTGCATTCGAAAACCTTCTCTAAGCCATCGAAAACTACTAAAGCACCTAAAGTTTCTATTCCGTCATCTCTTAATCTAAGTATATAGGCTTTCATTTGCTTTTAATTTGGTTTTCCGCTAACAATAACTCTATATGCTGCAGTTTGTCTAGAATCTTAGCAAAGACAACTTTATTGTCTTGGTCTTGCTGTTCCATGTGAAATACTCTAGATTTAAGTTTGGTTATATCATTATTTAGATTTACCCAAACCCCTATGGCTGCGCCAAAAACAGAAACTCCTGCTATAATTATGTGCAATATATTTATCGTTATCATAGTATCCATAATATAAAGGTAAAAAAAACTACCAAAAAAAGATAGTTTTCTTTAAATCAATATTTAATTGTTAAATCTCTTCTTCAGGAACTGTAAACATTTCCCCTCTTCCTAAAGCCTGAGCTTCAGACTTTGTTAATACTGAATTGAAAGGAAAAACCTTACCCGCCCCCATTTCTAGTAGAGCAGAAACCTCGCCTTGAATGCAAGAGAATTCTCCTTTAATAATAGCCACTTTAAGATTATTGTCCATACCTTGAGTATTCCAATCGACACATTTTCTAACCCAAGGAAACATTCCCCATTCGGCAGCCTCTTCCCAAGAGGACGCAACCTCTACAGACTCCTCCTCTTGTTCGTTCGCAACAATCCTAGAGAACTTTCCCTGTAAACTATCAGGGATGGGTTTTTTAAAGTCTTCCTTCGTTATGCTGAAATATAAATTATAACTCATATCTAAGATATTTTAACTGTTCCTCTACTTATATACACTTTACCCGCTTCTCTAGGTTTTGATGTAGGTACATTTGACCAATCAATACTATTAGCGTCAAGAAGGTCATCTTCACTGTTGAATGCCGACATAATCATCATCGTCATAACAGCTCTATCCTTTTCAGGGGTAATACTTTTAGGTCCTCCTCTAAAAAAATCTTCCACCGCATCTAATAATTCAGCTCTTGCTCTTGTGTCGCTTGAGGCAACATCAAGTTTTGGTAAGTTTTTCTCTGCGACTAAAGTTTTGTATTTTGCTCTGGTCTGTCTGTAATCCCGTTTATTTGCCATCTTTATTTTTAATTATTAAAATCCGTAATCTGAACTATAATCGTCACTGTAAGCTGAATCTGTAGCATGAGTGATTAAACCTGCTTTGAAGTTTTGCTTTATTTCATCAGATGATAATGCTCTGTCGTATATTCGTACATCGTCTATTCGTTCAGAATAAGCTTTACTTGAGCTATTATTATACCTACCTATTTGTAAAGCATCAGAGCTTGTTGGTATTGCTGAAGTATTAGCTTTTGTTGTATCTGCTGAACCATTAACATATAATCTCATAGTAGTTTTATCGTAAGTTCCTACGATATGATTCCAACCGTTACTTAATGTGGTAGATTCTTTGTTTGTGCTACCAATAAAAAACTTAAATTTTGTAGTTGTAGATTGATATAACATATATTCAGTACTGCTATCTCCTTTATTAACCAAACCTTTATCAGAAGATGTATCAGTCCAATAAACCCAACACTCAACAGTTATAGCGTCAGTAGGATTAATAGTATCAGCATCAGCGACTTCAGCATAACCCGAACCATCTAAATTCAAACTATGCTCTCTAAGTCGAACCGAGTTACCTAAGATGTCTTTAGATTGGTCGTTAGGGTCTGCTATTAAAGTCGCATCAGTTACGGCAGTTCCGTTTGTTCTACGGTAAGCAGTAGCCGAAGATGATTCTTCGAGCTGTGCG